TCACTGACACGGGAACGCAGTTCTAAACGCCGCATACAGTGCTACTGCTGCAGTAGTTTGAGATGCGATTTTTTTGTTTTTATTAACCCACGACTGTAAAATTAAATTATTTTGCGTTTTAGGCAGTGAGTTGGGTATGCAAAAGGGTGGGTTGCCTGTAACGTTCTCTATAATTACCATGCTGTCAAAAAATGACGACATGTATCCCTTGCATATAAGGGCAAGTTCTTTGTCAAACTCGTTCCCTGTAGAGCCTTTGTTGACTTCTTCGCAGTATTGAACAAGTTCAGTTGCAGTCAGTTCGGATTTGTACGCATAAGAGTTGCCGTATGATAATAAAAAAAACACTAAAGCAGATATAACTTTTTTCACAATCACTCCGATTATTTTTTTGTGTGAACCGCACGGCATATTACTACCGCAACTTGTAAGGGTCAAGTTTCGTTATCAAACTTATTTATAAAACACTGTAATTTTTTCAATTTATGGGATGTTAAAATGAAAAAACAAAACCGAATAAACAAAAAGAAATCATCATTAAAACAAATGGCGTTAAAGCTTGTTAGAAATAAAAGGCAGGTTAAGTCGGGGGATAATTTTCCTTATTCTTCAACTTATTATAACAGCTATTTAAATACGCTCGGAAAGCCTGTATGGAGCGGAAGGGAATATGTGAAATTCGCAGATGAAGGATATATCAAGAACGTTATAGCACATAGATGCATTTCAATGATAGCAAGCGGTGCAGCAGGCGTTCCGTGGAAATTGAGCAGGCTTACAGGCTCGGTCAGGCATGAAGTGTCGGAGCATGGGGTGCTGAAATTATTAAAAAGACCGAATCCATGCTTTGGAGGGGCGGAGTTTTTTGAAAAAATCTATAGCCATATGTTAATAGGCGGTAACGCTTATATTCATATGGTAAAGGATAACGGCAACTCGGTAAGGGAACTTTTTGCACTCAGACCCGATAGGGTAAGTGTTATTGCAAATCATGACTGTATGCCTCAAGGTTATAGATATGAAGTGGGAAATAAGGTCAAAGACTTTATGGTTGACAGGCTTACGGGGCAATCTGATATTCTGCACCTTAAAAAATTCCATCCGCTCAATGACTGGTACGGGCTTTCTTCTATAGAAGCTGCCGCATATTCAATAGACCAGCACAATGAAGCATCTGCTTGGAATCAGGCGTTACTCCAAAACGGAGCAAGACCCAGCGGAGCTTTAATTGTTAAAACAGGAGATAATGGTGAAGGCGGCTACTTAAGCGAAGAGCAATATATAAGAATTAAGAGCCAGATGGACGAAACGCATAGCGGCTCGGTAAATGCGGGAAGACCTTTATTATTAGAAGGCGGGCTTGAATGGAAAGAAATGAGCATTTCGCCTAAGGATATGGATTTTATCAATACCAAACATAGTGCGGCAAGGGATATTGCTCTGGCTTTTGGCGTGCCGCCTCAGTTGCTTGGTATCCCCGAGGACGCAACTTATAATAATATGGCAGAGGCAAGGCTTTCCCTTTGGGAACAAACCATATTACCGATGGTGGATAATATTACCGATAGCCTTAATAGTCAGTTACTTCCGATTTTCGGTAATGACCTGAAATTGTCTATGAATCTTGATAGTATCAGTGCGTTAGCTCCAAGAAGGGAAGCTGCGTGGAACAGGGTAAAAGATGCAGACTTTTTAAGTGATGAAGAAAAAAAGAAAATGGTGGGGTTGAAATGACTAAAAAACAAACAAAACATATAAATTGTAAACTTGATATCAAAGGTGTGGAAGAAGATGGGACTTTTTCAGGATATGCATCGGTCTTTAATGTGGTTGATAGTCAAAATGATATTATAGCAAACGGTGCTTTTAAACGATGTCTTGAGCGGAAAAAAGATAGCATAAAACTTTTATGGCAGCATAAACTTGATGAACCTATAGGTGTTTTTGAAAGTCTATATGAAGATTCACACGGGCTATTCGTAAAGGGGCGGCTATTGCTTGATATTAAGCGTGCTAAGGAGGCCTATTCTTTGTTAAAGTCGGGTGCTATCAATGGAATGAGCATCGGATACTCTGTAGTTTCTGCCAGTTATTATGAAGATAACGGGGTACGTATAATCGAAGATGTAGACTTATTTGAAATAAGCCTTGTTACTTTTCCGGCTAATGAAAACGCTACTATCACCTCTGTAAAATCCGCAACTGCTTCTACATTAAGAGAGTATGAGAAGTTCTTGAGAAAGAGTGGATATTCACGTTCGGAGGCTAAGGAGCTTGCGTTATACGGATTTAAAGCCGAGGAAATGAAATCACTTGAGGCTTCTATTGATAGAGCTATCGAGGCGTTGTTTTAATCAATCAATTCTCCCGTGGGATGCGGGCTTATCACTTAATTTATTAAAAATCAAAAAGGAGATTTATATGTCTATAACCGAGGTAAAAGCTCGTGTTGACCAATTGGGTTCTGCATGGGAGCAATTTAAAAAAGTTAATGACCGTCGTTTGAAAGAAATCGAAAATAAAGGCTCAAGCGACCCGTTGACAGAACAGCATCTTTCACGCATTAGCGGTAAGTTGGATGAATATAAGGAAAGGGTGTCCAAAATGGAAGCTGCTTTTAACAGACCTGCTTACGGCAGTGTTGAGGGCGTAAAATTTACGGACGAGATATCCCTTGCCCATAAGAACGCTTTTTGTAACTATCTTAGAAAAGGTGTTGAGGGTGACTTGTGCAATCTGGAGACAAAAGCACTTTCGGTTGCGTCTGACCCTGATGGCGGTTATCTGGTTTCACCGCAAATTTCAGATATGATAATAAAAACCGTATTTGAAACTTCGCCAATGAGAAAAATAGCCGGTGTTGAAGTTATCTCAAGCGATTCACTGGAAATTTTAGAAGACAGGTCGGAGGCTGTTGCCGGTTGGACTACCGAATCAGGGGCGGTATCTGATACCGATACTCCGACATTGGCAAAAAAATCAATTCCCGTCCATGAGCTTTACGCACAGCCAAAAGCAACCCAAAAATTAATTGATGATTCGGCTATCGATATTGAAGCATGGCTTGCCCAAAAGATATCTGCGATATTTGCCAAAAAGGAAAATACGGCATTTATAAGCGGTGATGGCGTGGGCAAACCAAGAGGTATCCTTACTTATAGCAACGGTACACAATGGGGAGAAATTGAACAGGTAGCGTCAGGCTCAAGTGGTGCTGTAACTGCTGATAAAATCATCGAGCTATATTACTCTTTAAAAGAGGATTATGCCGTTAACGCATCATTTTTGATGAACAGGGCTACGGTTGAAGATGTCCGTCAGTTAAAAGACACTACAAATCAGTATTTGTGGAATCCCGGATTGGCAGTCGGCGCACCTGATACACTAATGGGCGTTCCTGTGCATCAGGCTGCTGATATGCCTGTGCCTGCCGCAGACAGCCTATCAATTGCCGTGGGGGATTTTAAAGCTGCCTATCAGATAGTTGACCGTAGCGGAGTGCGTGTCCTGCGTGACCCGTTCACCGATAAACCGTTTGTAAAATTCTATTCTACAAAACGTGTGGGCGGTGATGTTATCAATTTTGAGGCAATCAAGTTGATGAAGCTGGGTTCTTAGCTTTTTAGCTAATTTGGCTTGTTATTATTATAGTATTTCCAAAATTTATTGATAATTGTCATCCCCCTATAATTTTCTACGAAAATTCGGGGGATGACATTATTATTAAAAATTAGAAACACTATAAACAAGCCCTCACTCTTACCCTCACCCCAACCCTCTCCCATAGGGAGAGGGAGTTATTGAGAAAATTAATTAAAAAACGGAGATTCTCATGAGAGATTTACATAATAATATAAATGCGGAAGTGGCACTGAATACTTCAGCCATTTCTTCAGATACCACTACTAACGGTAATATAATAGATATGCAGGGATTCGGTTCGATTGAATTTGTTATCCAGTCGGGAACATTAACCGATGGAACTTACACCCCTTTGATACAAGAAGGTGATGAGTCAAATTTAAGTGATGCTACGGCTGTTGGCGATGCTGACCTGCTTGGTACTGAGGCTGATGCCGCATTTATAGCTACCGAGGATAATGCTGTAAAAAAGGTCGGATATATCGGTAATAAAAGATATGTAAGGCTGTCTATAGTTTCGGCAAGCACTACAAGCGGCGGTACGATTTCTGCCGTTTCAGTTAAATCTGACGCAGGTGATATGCCTGTAATGTAGTAATATTTTATGAAGGGGTAGGTATTACTTGCTTTCCCCTTTCATTTATAGGTTGAATGTCTTTATATAATAAGTATAAATTATATTTATTTTATAAAATGGAAGTTATATATGAGTAATATCAGCGATAGTAAGTTTGCAGTATGGCGAAGCTTGATAATAATGGCAAATATCGATGGGCATTTTTCACAGCAGGAAAAAGAGTTCCTAGACGGTATTCACAGGTATGAGTTACTGAGCGATGAGCAAAAGGAAATACTAAAACAAGATATAGAAACGCAAAACAAAGATTTTGATTCCGTATATAAGCAAATCACCGAAGCAAGGGATAGAGCGTATTTGATAAACTTAACCCGTGTACTTTTTCATAAGGACGGAAAATTCTGTCCGACCGAACAGGAGACTCTAAATAAAATAGATAGTAAGCATAAGAAAACCATTAATATGGAAGAGATATTAAAAGAAGCCAAAGCGGTATCTATGAGCGAACTGGAGGCTCATAAAATAAAGTTAGATAAAGCGGATGATATTCATGGAGGCGGATATCTGGGCTTTGGATATATTTTTGATTTTGTTACTGATAAATTAAGGGATAGGGGTCTTTATTAATATAAAGGTAGAGGCTTTTTTGGTTAGGGGATGTATTATGCCTCTACCTTTTACGTTTAACGCCTTTAGTGAACAAGTTCAACTTCTTCATCCATCATTGTATGGAAAGATTTTTCAAGGCGTTTTATTCTTTGATACATGTTGTTACTCTTTTTCAGGAGTTCTTTTATAGTATTGTTTAAATGAAAGAAGTTTGAATCATCAATTTCAAAGCCCGATTCACTTCCCGGAATACAAAAATCCTGCTTGCTTAGCTCCTGCATTTTTATTTCACCGTTTTCAATGGCTTTGCACATTAAAAGCCAGCTTAGAACTCCGGTAAGCTGTGTAGTAATCTTTGACATTGCTATAGTGTATAAAATGCTGTCTTCGCTTGATAGGTTGAGCTTGTCAACTTTTCCCCTGCTATTAAAATAATCACGTGAATATACTAAGAGAGATAAAGCCTCATTGTAGCTTTTTTGGGTAAATCTGAATATATTATTTCCGTCTTGAATGTTTCCGTACATTCCAATAATCCCCATACTAATTTTCAACCTACTTGTAACTAATATATCACAAAAAAGAGAGGCTGTCACTAAAAAATTCCATTTTGGCACAGTGTAAATGATTTTCTCAACCCAAGGATTGGTTAGTTAATATTTATTAAATTAAATGGTTTATTTAATGCTTTTAATATTTTAGATGAGGTGTGTTATGTCCAAAAACAGGACAATCGTAGAAAGTAAGATTGATGAATTTGCTAGTGAAGTAAAAAAGCAGTTTGAAGAAATCGGAAATGAAGTAAAAGAGCAATTGCTAAAAGATTTTGATAAAATATTAACAAATGATTTGGAAGGATTGAAAAATATATTATCCAAAGCCGTAATGAGTAAAAGTCAGGACATATTAAAAAATTCTTCAAATGAATTTCAGGATATCATAAATAAAGATTTCAACGGGAGTATATTCGGTTCAATTCTGGCTGATGCGATATTGCCGAATATAACCAATGCAAACAATAGCTCAACAAGTCCCTCAAGAGATTTCAATCCGTCATCGGCACAACGCTTTTTAGATATGGCTAAGTCTCTTGCGAAAAGTCAGAGCCGTAACGGCTAATTATAGTAAATTTGTCATTCCATGATAAAAAATTTCTCCTAAATTTTTTCCATAGGATGACACCGATTAATAATCATGAGGTTATTCGTATGGTCTTGATAAGAATGCTTCAAACAAGAAAGGGTACTGAAGACGGCTTTGTTGTAAAGCAGTTTTATGCCGGTACTGTTTATAGGGTAAGGGAAAATCTTGCCAGAACGTTTTTTGCAGCAGGATACGCTGAAAAAGTTAGATAATAATCATATAATTTCGGAGAAGAACATGAGTAATAAACCGGTATTGGAGCTGCATACGGCTCCGGCAATAGAACCCCTAACCCTAACGGAAGTAAAGACTTATTTGAAGGTGAATACAAGCGATGATGATGCTTTAATAACCAATCTTATAATTACGGTAAGACAGGCAACGGAGAAATTCTTAAAAGTATCACTGATTAGCCAAAGCCGGAAAATATCCTACGACAAATACTGTCCGTCAGTTGTTAAACTGGCTATGGGACCCGTGCAGTCAATTACATCAGTAACCGCAGTGCAAAGGGACGAGTCAACATCGGTTATAAGTACAAATGCATATTATTTGAGTGCGGGAAAGCGGAAGCTTATTTTTGATGCCAATGTCGTAAGCCATAGGGTCGAAATAATATATGTTGCAGGTTATGGGGATTTAGCCGATGACGTGCCTAACCCGATAAAGCAGGGAATGCTCTCACACATACTTGCGATATATGACGGCAGAGCCGGAGCAAATGTTATTCCCCCGCAATCACAAACCCTTTACGCACCTTATAAATTTCTAAGTATTTAGGGGGAAATATGAAAAAAAATAATGGTGATATAGCATCGCAGATGAGGCATGTAATTACATTTCAAAGCCAAGTGCTAACTACGGATAACGCAGGCGGTAATACCGTTGGCTGGACTGATTTTATGTCTGTTTGGGCAAAAATCGAGGATATATCTAAATCGGGCGGTCGCAATTTAGGTGCGGAAAAGAACTTTTCAGGACAATTAAACGATACACGCTCTTACAGGATAACCGTACGATACATAGGCGGAGTTACTACGGATATGAGGGTTTTGTTCGATAGCCGTGCTTTTAATATTAGAAGCATTATTAATGTGAATGAAAGAAATGAAATATTGCAGATATTCGCTGAGGAGGGAGTGACGCTATGACGGTCGATTGTTTATGGGAATTACAAAAAGCGGTTTATACGGCTTTAGATAACGATGCTACTATATCGGCTATTGTTAACGGTGTTTATAGCCATGTTGTGCAAGGTACGTCATATCCGTATATAAAGATAAATATATCGGAGGCGGTTGATTGGTCTACAAAAACAACTATCGGAATAAAAGCCCGTTTATCTTTAGAAACCTATTCAAAGGAGAGGGGAAATAAAGAAACCAATGATATTTTAACTCAGATAAAGCAGGTTTTAGACGGAGCTACGCTAGCAATGACAGGCTGTACAATGATAAGCGGCAGGTATGTTTTTAGTAACTCCGAACTAATGGCTGACGGCTTAACATGGAAAGGAAATATAGCTTTTGATTTTTTAGTTCAAGAAGATTAATACAAAGAGGAACCTATGGCAGCTCAAAAAGGCGATGATGTTATTTTAAAGGTTGGCAACGGAGCAACCCCGACAGAAGTTTTTACTGAAATCGGCGGATTGATTAATACCGACTTTATATTATATAACAAAATAATTGAAGCAAATAACCTTATATCAGGTCAATATCGTAAAATTAACGGTCAAACTGGCGTGAGAAGTCTTGTGGTTAAAGGAAGCGGTTATTTTACCGATAGCTCGTCAGAGGAGTTAATGCGTGGATATGCGTTTTCAGGTTCTAGTAATAACTATGAGCTGCATTTCGGTAACGGTGATTATATTTCATGTGCCTTTGTAGTATCAAATTATGAAAGGAAGGGAACGCTTGGCAGGCAAGAAGATTTTGCCGTTGTTCTTGAAAGCGATGGTAGCATTAACTTTACAAATGGGGCGTGATATTGTATAATACCTTTTTTAGAACGTGTTTTTTCGCTTAGGTTTAAGAGTAACTTGTAATATAATGTTAATATAGTTATGTTAATCTCTTAATGAAAATTCTAATAATGGGGTACTAATATTATGTCAATCGTAGAAAATATGAGCAAACATAGTGACGATATTGAATCGGAAGTTCAAAACATGCAGGAAAAAATGGCTCTGTGTGAAAGCGGTTTAAAAATGCTCAATGCATCACAGGAAATGGCAATGTCAGAGGAGATGATGGGATTGATGGAAATAATCGGTGACCCTGAAATTCCTGAAAAAGAAAGGGTTATATTGGCTCGTTATATGGGCGAGATGATGAAAGATGACCCCACGGAAGGGCTGGAGAAATATGCACAATACCTCGAAGGAGTGGCACAAGATCCCAAATACGCAGCAAGAAAGGATTATTACATCACTGTAGCCAAGGCATCAAGAGAGGTTAATAATTCACAAGTGTATAAGGATTATATAGTTGTTTATAATGAGTTTGAAAATGATGATTCGCCCGAAGCTGCCGAGGCAAGAAAGGCAACCGAACAAATGCAAAACAAGATGAAGCAGTGGTCGGAAGGTAATTAATAATAAATATAAGTTTTAGTTCTAGGAGAGCTTTGTATGTGGATAAAAAATGACGCGATAATAGCTAAGGACAAACCTCTTGAAACAGGTGGCGGTAGCTCTATTAAAGTAAATCCTGAAATTTTATCAGGTGGTTTAGGTGGCGATTCTACAAAAAGCGTACTATCTACTAAAACAACCGAGAGTAAGGCTGCTCCGGTGAAAACTGATGCATCTTCTTCAAAATTGAGTGGTGGAACAGGAGCCGGGAATATACCTAATGCCGCATCTTTGGATACGACTTTGGATACGGCTCAAGTTGGCGGTAAAGGAAGTGGTAAGGATGATGACACAAAAGTTGCTTCGGCTCCTTCCGTTAGTGATTCTGATGCCGATAGGCTTGCAAAATTACAGTCACAAAAAGCTATTGCTAAAGAAGAGGCGGATATTGAGAGTCTTTTGCTGAAAAAAGCAAATGCCAAGAAAGGGCAGGAGCAGTTGGATAAGGCAGGAAAAGCGGATGCTACCGATGTTGCACAAAATCTGGGTAGTTCGGGAATTAATTTGGGGATTGGTGTTTCAGTCTTTATGTTGGCAGCTCTTATTCCGCCACTGGGCATACCGCTTACCATTGCTGCTGCGGGATTTCTGGCTAAGGGAAGTTTTCAGGGTATTCAAGGTATTTCCGGAGTTGCCGAAGTTGTTGGTGATTCTATAGAAGGTGCTGCCAAATCAGCCGGTAAAACCGCCGAATCTTTGGGTAAGGCTGCCGGTTCAACGGGTAAGGCTGTGGGGCGGGGTGCTTCTGCCGTTGGAAGTGGTGTTTCAGGTGCTGCCAGAGCCACCGGTAGGGCTGCCGGTGCAACAAAAGATGCTGCCGGGAATGTGTATAATAGGGCAACCGGGAGAAATGCTCCTGATGACAGGGCAATTCGTGAGATAAGAAGCAGGGTTGATGGAGACGAAAGAGAAGGCGCGATAGAAGCAAGGGATTATTTAAAATCATCGGAAAAATTGGCTAAGTCGAAAGAACTTAAGAATCTGACAAATCTATTAAACGGGAATGATAAGTTTTTTAAAAGTAATCCGATACCTGAAGATGTAAGAAAAAATCTGAAAGAAGAATTAAATAAGACATTAGAGCAAAACCCTGAAAGCGGACTTAAGGAATTTGCGGAAAAGTTTGAAAAGGAAGCAAAAAAACCTAATAATAAAAGAACGAATAATTATTATCAAAAGGTGGCAGGAGCTGCAAGAAAGCTTGGTGATAGTGAAATATATAAAACTTACTCGAGTAAGAAACAAAAATTTGATAAAAGTGGAACTGCCGAAGATAAAGAAACTATACAAAATTATCAGAAAGCTGCACAGGAATATGGTAAGAATATCAAAGTAAAGTATAGAGAAGCAGGTTTGAACGGTGGAAGAGGTAATGAACAAGATGATAATAATTCTAAAGCGTCGACAAAAAACAAAGAAAGTAATAGCTATGATGACGTCATAAACAATCCTAAAAAATTTGCAGAGATGTTTAGACAAAATCCTGCAGACTTTCGGAGATTTATTGAGACTGATCAATTTAACGCTGCTAATATTGTGAGCCAAACTACTCTGACTGATGAAGAGATTAGACAATCCGGTGTTTCAGAGGATGCATTCAATAAGTTTAAAGAGGCGAGAGGAGAAAAAGAAAAAGTCGATGAAGCTATTGAAAGAGGAGCTTCTCGTGGTGCTAGTGAACAAGGGGAAAAACAAGGGAAAAGCCCTAAGGAGGAGGCAAAGCAACAACAGCAGACTGATGTGGGGACGGCAAATAAAAACTCCAGTGAATTAAATTTTGAAGAAACTTTTGTTCAGAAAACTCCTCCAGAAGATTTTGAGGCGGTTAAAGAACAGAAGAAAAAGGAACAAAATGAATATGAAAATGACGATAATATATCGGATATTACCTCTAATTCTAAAAATACCGCTAATAAAGTAGCACGCGAGACAAGAGATATACCGGGAAAAGAAGCTTCACAAGCTGCGGCGAATGCTGCAAATAGCATAGAAAATGTGAAGCCTAGTGTAGGACAAGGGAACAAGGCAGGTAATACGCCTCCTTCTCAATCGGTTCAATCTCAATCTAGTGGGAATAGTCAGACTCGTTAGTTGAAATAAGTCGTCGCAGTCTAATTATCTAAACTTATGATTTTCTAAAAAAGTCGGTATTATCGGTGCAAAATCTCCCACATTATGGGGTTACATTGTTAATACGCTGCCGTGTTGACTATGAAGCGATTGCCACGTCGCCTTCGGCGACTCGCAATGACGCAGATTATAGAAACCGTCATTCCTGCGAAAGCCGGAATCTAAGCATCACAAAGAAGTACGCACAAAGTGTGTGCATTATTTTTAAGCTTGGATACTATGGTCAAGCCATAGTATGACGAAATATCAGATGCAAAAACCAAGTTCGGCATTGCAAATTTATCTATTTCGAATAATACTTTAAATAAGTCGATTAATATTGTATTATTGTTTAAGGAATGTCCCATTAATTGGTTTTTTATAATTTTTTATCAACCTGAACCATGTGCTGAACTTGATTCAGTATTGTTTCAGGTTCTCTTGTAAAAAATAAAAGATGCTGAAATAAATTCAGCATGACAACTATTTTTAATACAAAAACCAATTAATGGGACATTCCGATTATTTATGTTAATAATATTTTATATGAAAACGTGACAGAGATATTAAAAACACCTTTTTCGCAATCTTATTATAAAAAAGACGGGTGGTTTGAGAGCATTGTAAGCCATTATGGTGAAAAACAAGGCAGGTTGGCTGTTGAGGTAATGCAGCTACCGATATCTTTGCTTACAGAGTCAATGTATGATGTAGTGGAGATATACGGAGATTTTCCTGAAATCGTGTATAAAGCACTAGGACAAACAATTGATCCCCTATTTGAGCCTGAAGAATATCAAGAAAAAGTTTATAATGTATTATATGACGCAGGCATAAAAGAAAATAGACCGCTATTAGTCAAATATGCTGACGGGCTGCTGAATATAAGGCTTTTGTTCCAAAAAGACCGCAGCTTTTATAATAACAAGTTTCCTGAAGAAATAATGGAAGTGGGCTACGAAGAATTTGCGGAAGTAATTAGCGACATTACCAAAATTCATGTTAATCAGTTTAGGAAAATAATAGCCGGCAGGACTGAATAATTATAGTGGAATCGATATTAAAAAAGTTAGGAAACTTTTTTAATATCGAAAAGTTTTCCTAAACTTTTCGAATTGGATTCCATGGTAAAAAATTTCTCCTAAATTTTTTTCCATAGGATGACAGCATTGTTGAGTAATTAATTTTCGATTTTAATAAAAAATTAAGGTTGTTTGTAATATAATGTTACTCATGATATAATAATCGGGGGAGAAAGATATGTCAGCATTAACCAAAGAAACGCCGGATAATATAATTGAAAAAAGCGGAAAAATTCGAGCTGAAGGTGCAGATGCACGTGTGAAAAATCCTATACAATTCGGCGGTAAAGATGTTGCTATGTTACAGCAGCCAAGCCCCGACAGACCGATTAATGATAATAAAATGATAGAACAAGATGTTATGAAGGCTAAAAGTTCAGAAAGGACAAATGTTGTCCAGTTTAAACCGAATATACAACAAACAATAACAGAGAATTTAAAGGGTGCAACACGAGAAGAAGGTCAGGACAAAAAAGGGATACAAAATAACACACCTGATGAACCGGATAGAACAAGATAAAATTAGGGAAATATAAAACTAGGTAAGGAAAATTAATGAAAGAGTCTAATGAATGTATCATACCAATAGGATTCTACGACCAGCATAAATGGTGCGAGAATATTGTTAATCACTACAGTAACGCTGATTTTCCTAAGGAAACATTGCAGTATCCGATAGAGGCACTTACAGCAAGCTTTGCTAATATCATAAATGTTTACGGCAATTACCCCAATGATGTGAAGATACTTTTTTCTCAGGCAACTAATCCGCTATTCGAACCGCATGAATATGTAAAGCAGATTTATAGTGTTATAAAAGAGCAGGCTATGTCTAAAAAAGACCCATATATAGATGCTGTCGCAGAAAGCCTTTATTATATAAGGATTCTTTTTGAACAGGATAAAGACTATATCATTATGCATTTTGAGGAAGAAATAGGAAAAATACATAATTGTCAGGGGGAGCAATGTATAGATAAGTTCGCTAAATATTTGCATAAAATAGTGAAAATACATGCAAATCAGATCTGTAATATGGTCGGTGAATATTGCGTTGAAAGTGTGTAATCGGTAACAATTTGCAAATGACCTCTAAGCTGCCATATGGCAGCTTTTTTTATTTTTATAGGAGAGAAATTATGTCGGGGTTTCATGAAATACAATTCCCTTCGGATATATCATACGGTTCATCAGGAGGACCGGAGTTTTCAACTGATGTTATTATAACCCATAGCGGTTATGAGCAACGGAATGTTAACTGGTCGGACGCAAGAGCCGTTTATAATGTAAGCCACGGTATCAAGACGCAAGGGCAGTTAGATAGCCTTATAGCGTTCTTTAGAGCAAGACAGGGAAGGGCGTATGGCTTCAGGTTCAAGGATTGGAGTGATTACAATATAACAGGGCAACAAATAGGTGTAGGTGATGATTCTACAACACAATTCCAACTGGTAAAACAATATATAAGTTCACCTGCGACAATAACAAGGAGCATTAAAAAGCCGGTTTCAGGTACTGTAAATATTTATATAGATGATGTTGAGCAGGTATCGGGTGTTAGTGTCGATAGCACTACGGGGATAGTAACTTTTACTACGCCCCCTACTCAAGATGAAGTAATTACAGCCGATTTTGAGTTTGATGTGCCTGTAAGGTTTGATACCGACCGCCTGTCAGCATCGCTGGATAGCTATGGGGTAAATAGCTGGAATAATATTCCCATTGTTGAAATCAGAATATGATAAAGAGGTAAAAAATGAAAATTATATCAAGTAATCTGGCTTCGCATCTTGCTTCGGAAGTAACAACACTGGCTACCTGCTGGAAGCTTAGCAGAAGAGACGGCACTATAATGGGCTTTACAGACCATAATGAAAATATAATATATAATAGCGTGACATACCTTGCCTCAAGCGGCTTTACTCCTTCAGCGGTCGCAAATAATTCCGAACTTGCCGTAGATAATATGGATATCGAAGGGGTGATAGATAGCTTAGCAATAAAAGAAGAAGATATAAAAGCCGGATTATATGACTATGCACAAATAGAAGTTTTCATGATAAATTATAATGATTTAACTCAGGGAGGTATAAATCTTAGAACCGGCTGGCTAGGCGAAATGAAATTCAGTAAAAACAGATTCACAATAGAGGTTAGGGGGCTGATGCAAAGCTTAACGCAAGGAATCGGTGAGCTTTATTCGCCCTCTTGCCGTGCGGAGCTTGGTGACTTGCGTTGCGGGGTTAATTTAAACGGTTATACCGTGACAGGTAGTGTAACATCAGTGACAAATAACCGGATATTTTCAGATTCAACAAGAAACGAAGATGATGCATATTTCGATTTTGGCAAAATAACTTTTACAAGCGGTTTAAATAACGGTCTTTCAATGGAAGTCAAAAGATTTAGAGATAAAATAATAACCCTTGTCCTTCCACTACCTTATGTTTTGGCAGTAAGTGATGCTTATAGTTTAATAGCAGGATGCGATAAAAACTTAAACACATGCATCTCAAAGTTTAGCAATGCTGTTAATTTTAGAGGGGAACCCTATGTACCCGGTATTGATAAAATGCTTGAGACTGCAGGTACAAAGAATAATTAATAAAAAATAATTGCCTTTTTTTGTAACATATTATAAGTTGCAATTAAGAAGGATTGTTTTAAATTATTTAGGTTCTATGTTTGTTTGGAGTGGCTTTTTTGCAGGTTTAGGTTCGGTGCTTTCTTTTGGCTTTGCTAAAAAATCATCTTATCCGCTGGTTTCTTCACAAAAAGTGACGGAAGATGACTGGAGAAGGGTGGCAAAGGATATAAGCCTTGCAATTAAAAATTATAAACCGGAAGAAAAAAATGGCGATGGCGATGCGTAAAGTACATTCAGGCAGTTCTAAAAATAAAAATAGAAGAAATAATCGCCGTTATAATAACGGGAACGTTAGACCTGCTGCCAATTCTAATGGTAATGTTGCTGTTCAATCGTCTATCCTTCCTTCCCCTACTATCTTGCAAGAATATGAATATGCAACTGAAGGTGCTGCCGACCGCATACTGGAAATGGCAGAAGTCGAACAGGACAGAAGGCATGACTGGGAAGAAGAATATCTGCGATTCTATAAAAAAAGCCTGCGAATAGGTCAGCTTTTCGGATTTGTTCTGTTACTTTCCGTAATCCTTTCATGTGTTTATCTGGCAACTAATGGTCATGAGCATGTTGCGGTTTATCTTGCGTTAATAACTTTCTTTTCGGTAGCACTATCTAGTTTGTTCGATTCTATAGGACGTAAGAAACATAGCAGACGTCCGTCACGTTCAAGGAAACAATAATCTTTTTCGGAATGTTCTATTAATTGATTTTTTATATTTTTTTGTCATTGGTGAACTTGTTTCAGGGTCTTTTTAAAATAAAGTGAGATGCTGAAATAAAATCAGCATGACAACTACTTTAGCACTAAAATCAATTAATAGGATATTCCGATCTTTTTTTGAAAATATAGAAAACTCTGCAAAAGGTTGCAAAGTTCAAATTGGAGTTTTTTTATCTCCTCTCCCGTATATGTGGAAGGTGATGACACATGCATGTATAATAAACATTTGCGAGTTTTTACCCCTCACAAAAACACTTTGTGTTTTTAACTCTCCCTCAAGGGGAGAGTAGTTTTTTTAGTTAAAAGAACTTTTATTATGTCACTTTTCACCCACTTCTTATGGCGATGACGTTTATATTATTTATCTTTGAGGTAGTTATGGTAAACCGCAATGATATAGTCGTTGAGGCTAGAAGCTGGATAGGTACGCGTTTTCACCATCAGGGAAGGGTAAAAAAATCCGCTAATGATAAAGGGGGGTGGATTGTATAGGTCTTATTCTTGGGGTTGCCGATACTGTCGGGATAACGCATAATGGAATCAGCTATTGTAATTATGACAAAAGGGAATATGCAAAAGTTCCCGATAGTGACAGGTTGAAGCTATCATTTCAAAAATATTTAAAAGAAATAGATACGGCATATGTAAAATCCGGTGATATATTAATGTTTAAATTTGACAAGGAACCTCAGCATGTTGGTTTTGTGGTAAAAGAAAAAAAATATATAAATCTGATACACTGCTATATGCAGGCAAGGGGAGTGGTGGAGCATAGGCTTGATGAATACTGGAAAAACAGGATTGTTGCGGCATTTACTTTTTTAGATTGAAAAACATAACAAAAACTTGACCGCAGGTTTAAAATATGATAAGCTGTAAAAAGTTCAGGTAGGAACTTTAGGAGATATAAAAGGTATTTAATTATGAAAATTCTATATTCTATTCTTATTCTTTCAGTGCTTTCCGGCTGTGCATCAGTTGTATCGGGAGGTCGTCAAAACGTAACAGTATTAACTCCGGGCATTGAGGGGGCAAGTTGTAGCCTTACCGATAGTGCGGGCAGGGTTTGGTATGTGGAGGAAACTCCCGGTACTGCTCTGGTAAAAAGAGGGGACGGACCTATAACGGTCATTTGCCACAAAGAGGGGCATGAAAAAGGTGTCGGTCAAATAGAAGAAAAACTTGCAGGAGCTAATTATGGAAATCTGGCTTTAGGACCTGCCGCACCTATAGGTTATCTGGTAGACGGTTTTAGCGGCTCTGCACAAAAATATGAAACTATTGTAGAAATAGATCTTCCGCAGTCTGAAGAGAAAAAACCATGGGACGAATAATAAACTTTTAGCTTGGATTGCAAAAAGCCCTATCATATTTAGTAGGGCTTTTTTTATACAGTATTGTAAAATTATTACTTTTACTTTTTAATAATAGATTGTAAAAAGGTTGCATGCGTAGATTTTTTTTGCTTACTATTGTTCTATTTCTAGTTACCGGATGTGCTGCGTTTGAAGCTGCCAAGCTTGCCAGAACTCAGGCTATATTAGTCAAAACTCCATATGCAGAAGGGGCTAGCTGCCATGTAACAGATGCCAGAGGGCGTTCATGGTATGTGAGGAAAACCCCAGCCAGTGTGCCTGTTGAAGACGGGCATTCGCCATTGCATGTTGTCTGCAAGAAAAAAGGGCATAAAACTACAGCTATGACAGTGCGTGAGGCGAAAGAGGAATTGCTTACAATAGACGGTAAGCGTGTGTCTGTGGGTATATATGACCAGTTCCCTACAAAAATGCCTCGGCTTATACCTACGTTTATAAAAGAAGCTTCCGGTTTTGTTCTTGACCCTACGGGCAATATTTCAACAAAATATCCTGAGGAAATAATTGTTTGGATGGAGCCTGAGAAATGGGAGTCTAAAGAGCAAATGGTAGCTTGGGCATATGATAGGGAAATTGAGGGGAACAGGGATTTTATTGAAGATGAGGAGGCCAGAATCAAAGATGAAAAACGCAAAGAGATTAGGCGTGCAAAAAAGAATGCACGAGAAGAAAAGCGTAAAGAACTATATGAGAAAAGTATAGATGTAGCTAAAAAGGCTTTAGATGTTGAAACTTATGTGGAGTTCACTAAAACAGGAGTCGGCTATACTTTTGATAAAACAGCCGCAGTATCAAAGGGTGCGGTTGACACAGGAACTATAGCCCTAGTAGGGACGGGACAGATAGCCCAAGAAGTGGGGGAGGGGCTGTCTGATATGTCTGATGTGGTTGATATAAAAGGCGGAATCGATTGGTTAAAGGCAAAAAGCGAGGAATATAATATCCCTTGGAACGTGTCTGAAAATAGCAAGTGGAAGCATTATAAAGACAGTAAACTTAAAAAATCAAAATGGGTTCCAAACTGGCTTAATTTAAGGCACTCAACCGTTAGTAAGGTAGGTAATACGGGACGAGCCAATTATAATAATGAAATTGAAGAAAGCGATAAGGTTGTGGATATAGAAGAAATTAAACCTGTGGGGGATATCCCGCCTTGGATATTGGAAAGCCGGTCTGCGGTAGAGGAGCAAGAAAATTAACGCCACAATAAGTTTTGCTACTTTTTTAAAGCATATTTTGTATATTTTAACGGTTTTATTTTTGCAGTCATGTTCGGTTATTATGGCAACCGGTGTTGATAGGATAAACACTACTAAAATTGAGTTAAGTTCATATAAATCATCTGTAGTAAAGTTAAAAAGACATTCAATTGAGAGCGTTAGAGGAAACCCCATTCAAACTTCAGTTCTGAGTGATGGAAACGAGCTGGCAGTATATATGTTTAAAGAATATGGCGATGAGGGAAGTTTGCTTAGAGCTGGCGGACACGCTGTTATGAATGTTATTACTGTAGGTTTATGGGAACTTGTGGGAACCCCGATAGAACATGGTATAAACACCTTTAAGGGACGAGAATTTCGTTCATCTGTTATTTATAATCAAAACAATGAAGCGGTCGATGTTAGGCTTGAGCAAAAAGTCCTTAATACAATGGACATAGTGGTGGACTTTAAGAATGAAAGATATCGTATAATCGGTAGATAGTTTCCCCCTATTTTAATTTAAATAGGGGGAAACTATTAGTTAATACGAGTTAACCTAGATTTTTCTTCGTTCGTTAGTTCATTTATAGAAACAACTCTCATTTCATTTTTGTCAAGATTCATTGATGTTTTTGTAGCTTCTTCAAGGTTAGAATTGCTTACATCAGGTAGTTTATACATAGCTCCAGTAAGTGGGTCTACTATCAAAAGTCCGATTAATCCTCCAAAGAGAACATTAGCTACATACCAACCGTCAATTGATGGAGTTATGTATGCACTACTAGGCTCGTAACCATCTTTTGAATATTTTATAGTGTAGTCCGCTCCTTTAAAAAATCCGTTTCCTGATTTTAGTGTGATAGTTGACGGTGTTTCGCCCTTATGCACAACTATGCCTTTTTGATCGGTAACAGTAAATTTAGCTTCAGATGGAGAACTAGTAATACTAACCGGATAGTTGGATTTACTAATAATACTGGCACAGCCGCTAAGTGCGAATGATGCGACTGTAACAAGTGAAATGGACTTTTTTAACATTATATTTTTCCTTAAAATTATTAAACTTTAAGTTTACTTATAGAATTATTCATAAAAATCAAGCAAAAAGGTGATAATTATGGCAACAGTTGTATTTGAAACTGCCGGAAGGTTGGGTGGGCAATTTGCAGGGGCGAAAGCTAGTGGCGGTAATCCGCTTGTGGCTCAAAAGTCAGGTGACATAGGTGCTACAATCGGGCGTTTTGTCGGTAATGCGGTTGATGAAAAGATATTTGGTATTGATAATACGAAATATATTAATAAAACCGGCCCAAGGCTTGAAAATCTGTCTGTGCAAAGTTCGGCATATGGACAAATGATACCTATTATTTATGGAACTGCCAGAGTTGCAGGTAATATAATATGGTCACAACCCATACAAGAGAATGTTATTACATCAACAAGCACTACGGGCGGAGGAAAAGGCGGCGGTAGCGGTAAGGTAAGCACAACTTCAACTACATTTACATATTCGGTCACTCTTGCCATAGCCATCTGCGAAGGGGAAATAGACGAGTTAATAAGAGTGTGGGCGGATTCTAAAGCCATAAACCCTAATGACGGCGTTTACAGATTATATAAAGGCACTCAAACACAAGACCCCGACAGCCTGATAGAAAGTATTGAAGGCGTGGGCAGCACTCCTGCATATAGAGGATTAGCCTATATAGTTATGGAAAATATTCCATTGGCGGATTTCGGCAACAGGATACCTAACTTTACATTTGAGGTCAGAAAAAGTGCCTTAAATACCGTATCAGGCGAGACTCCCGTTGAGGATTTGATAAAAAGTATCTGTGTAATACCCGGAGCAGGTGAATTTGTTTATGATGATACGGTGCAAAGTAAAATTCCCGGAGAATTGATAGGCAGCCAGTGGATTCAGCAGGGTAACAGAAGCAGAATAAATCAAAATAACAGAGACGGTAAGAGTGATGCTTTAGTTTCATTAGATCAGTTGGAGGGGATTTGCCCTAACCTTGAATGGGTGGCGGTTGTGGTAACATGGTTCGGTGATAATCTTGATGCCGGAACTTGTGTTATACAACCCGGTGTGGAATATCAGACGGGAGCCATTACCGAGCCTGATTCATGGGGTGTGGGCGGCTATACCAGAAGTACGGCAAGGCAGATAACCTTAATAAGCGGCACGCCAAGATATGGCGGCACTCCGTCAGATGCAAGCCTGCTTAGATATATTCGGGAAATAAAAAATAGAGGCTATAATGTTATGTTCTACCCGATGTTCTTTATGGACGTGGAAAATAAGCCTTGGCGAGGGAGGGTGACGGGCAGTGCGGCAGATGTAGCCGGTTTCTTCACTAAAACAAATGGTTATAACGCATTTATAAACCATTATGCGACACTGGTTAAAGATGATGTTGACGCATTTGTGATAGGTTCTGAAATGATAGGGCTTACATCAGTGCAGGACGTTGACGACTCTTTTCCTGCGGTAGATGAGTTGGTAAGCCTTGCGGCAAGTGTTAAAGCAACTGTGGGGGGCGGTGTTAAGGTTACTTATGCGGCTGATTGGAGCGAATATCACCACGAGGAAAACGGCTGGTATAATTTAGACCCTTTGTGGGCATCTTCTGATATAGATTTTGTCGGTATTGATGCTTATTTTCCGCTTACTGATGAGCCTGAACCGTTGGCGGGCTTTACTCAAGATGAATTGCAGGAAGGCTGGACATCAGGGGAGGGGTATGACTGGTATTATAGTGATGCCCAGAGGACTACCCAAACAGCATTATCGCAGGAATATGCATGGAAAAATATAGCGTGGTGGTGGAATAATACGCATACTAATCCCGATATGTCCGCTACCGCATGGACTCCGCAAATGAAGAAAATATGGTTTACCGAGTTTGGTTTTCCATCGGTAGACGGTGCATCAAATCAGCCTAATGTGTTTATCGACCCTGATAGTTCCGAAAGTGCCTATCCGTATTATTCAAAAGGGAAGATTGATTTCAGGTCACAAAGGAATGCTATAAAAGCTACTTTGGAGGAGTGGAATGGCTCGTCTATGATAGAAAAGCTGTTTTTATGGACATGGGATTCCCGTCCTTATCCATATTGGCCCGACCTTACCGGTATATGGGCGGACGGAGGTCTTTGGAGGACGGGTCACTGGGTGACGGGAAAACTCGGGCTATCAAGTCTTGGGGCTATAGTTTCCGACCTGTGCCGAAGAACAGGGCTTAGTGAATCGCAAATTGACGTTACACGCCTGAATAATCTTGTAAGGGGATTTATACTGAACGGTCAGACTACTGCCAGAATTGCCATAGACAGCCTTAGGGCTGCATATTTTTTTGATGCGGTGGAATCTGACGGTCTTATCAAATTTGTATCACGTGGAGGGCTTACAACCGAAACTATCGGTGAAAGTAACTTGATATCAGGTGTAAATAACGGTGAAACTCTTTCTATTGAGCGTATTCAGGAACTTGAGTTACCTAAAAAAATAGATGTGAATTATATAAATGAACATGCTAACCATCAAATCGGTAATCAGCATTCTGAACGTCAGGTTACTGACTCCGTAGGTGTGGAGGCTATTAACCTGCCGATAATTATGAGCGATCAGGACGCTCGGGTAATAGCCGATGTCAGCCTGTATAATAGCTGGGTAGGCAGGACTTTATATAGTTTCGTACTGCCTATCCGATATGCTTCTTTAGAACCTACCGATATCATAAATATTCAGATAAATAACCAAAACCATGTGATGCGGATAATAAATACACAGTTTGGCGATCCCGGTATGATGAAAGCATCTGCCGTTGCCGAAGATATTTCTGCCTATGATTTTTATAGCCGTCCGGGGGATATCGGCGGCGGTTTGGATATTGTAAATGATACGGGTGATACGGCATTATCATTGCTTGACCTTCCTGCGTTCCCTACCGATGATGAAGATGCCGGAACCATAAGATATGCGGTAACAGGTTTAGAAAGCGGTTGGAAAGGGGCTGTTTTATATCGCTCTGACGATGACGGGGCTAATTATCACCTTGTGGCAAGTTTTCCCGCTGCGGCTGTAATAGGGGTTACAACAACCTCACTGCCTGACGGAGTTACCGATTATTTTGACGAAAAAAGCACCGTTACGGTAAGTATAACAGGTAACGGTGAGTTGTCGGGAACATCTGAACTTGCAGTATTAAACGGTGCTAACATTGCAAAAGTCGGCTCTGAAATTATACAGTTTAAAAACGCAACTCTTGTAAGCACGGGTAAATATATACTTAGCGGTTTATTAAGGGGAAGGCTTGGGACTGAGTGGGCAACATCAAGCCACACAGAGGGTGAGGAATTTGTGTTGCTTGATAATAATCTTGCAAAAGAATCGTTATCAAGTGAATTTATAGGTTTGTCACGCTTATATAAAGCGGTTAGCGTAGGAAAAAGTCTAGCCGATACAAGTAGTGTTTCTTTTACATATAACGCTAATTCATTAAAGCCTTTTTCTCCCGTACATATAAAAGGGACAAGGGACGCAAGCGGAAATCTTACTATAACATGGATAAGAAGAACCCGTGTTAACGGTGGCTGGAGGGATAACGTAGATGTGCCGTTAGGACAGCTACAGGAAGCTTATGAAGTCGATATAATGAACGGAGGAAATGTAGTTAGGACAATATCAGGTTTGACATCTGCTACGGTAAGCTATAGTGCGGCAGAACAAACAACCGATTTTGGCTCTGCTCAATCTTCAATTAATGTTAGGATATATCAGATGTCCCATATATTAGGCAGGGGAACGAGCGGAGAAGGGATTGTTTAGGAGGAATTTAAAAGAAGTCTTTAAACACGTCAGTCATTTCTTCGGCAAAACGCCTTAGCGAAACCATGTATTGATCGTAATATTCTTTTATACCCGGTGCATTTTCTTTTGCTTTTTCTGAGGCGGTATCAAGAATTTTATCAATTTTTTCAGGAGATAACGGGTTTAGTATTTCGTTATCATTATTTTCTTTTTTGGCTAAAGACTCGGTGGGCAATGCTAAAATAGCTAAAACAATAACCAGAATAATTTTTTGCATCAAAATTCCCTTTTTTACTTTTGTTTATTGTATTTTTTTATTTCAGTTTTTACTTTTTGTAAATCTAATTCCTGCTTTGTGTCTATATCTTCAACATTGATACTCTCTAGATCAATTGAATTTTGTATATCAATCAGTTGCTGCTTTAATTCTTGAATTTCTTCAGGACTCATTTCTTTTATCTCGTCCATAATTGACATGGCTTTATTATATACATCTTCTTTTTGCTGGGGGGACATTTTGTCATAGATATCGCTTACATTATCAAAGCCTTCGTTAGCTATTTCTTTGCTGCTAACTTTGTCTTTGGCTTCAATATCAGTTGAAGGGAGTATTAAAAAAAAACAAATTAAAAAAGCGGTAAAGTATCGTATCATTATCTTGTCATTTTAGTATTTTTTTACTAACATTTTCTATTATAACATATAAATTACAAATAATCAAAAAAATGACAACTTGTTTTTTAGATTTTTTAATAAATACATATTTAGTAAAGCTCTAACCATCTACCGGATAGGAGTGGGGACTTTTGCAGAGCCTTTTTATAGTAAATTCTAATTAAACTACCCCGTAGTTTGCTGCGGGGTAGTTTAATTATGCTGTAAACAGTCATTCCGGCGAAAGCCTGAATCTAAGCAAAACAAAGAAGTACACACAAAGTGTGTACATTATTTTTAAGCTTGGATACTATGGTCAAGCCATAGTATGACGGACTTTTTATTTTTACAAACTCCTTATCCGTAACCGAGCTTGTCGTATATTACTTCTTTTTCAATCGCTTACGGCAGTTCTTATCCATGGGGTTAGTTAGAAAATACTTTATTTTTTATGCAGCGTCTTTTTTGCAATATTGCCGTTTTACGTAATTTGTTACGATTTCTTTGAATTCTTCAGCTATATTTTTGCCTTTTAAAGTGGTGAATTTTGTACCGTTAATAAAAACAGGGGCGGAGGGTTCTTCGCCTGTTCCGGGCAGGCTAATTCCTATATCGGCATGTTTGCTTTCACCCGGACCGTTAACTATACAACCCATTACTGCCACATTCATATCTTCAACGCCTGCATATTGTGTTTTCCAAATTGGCATTGATTGACGCAAATATGATTGTATTTCATCGGCAAGGCTTTGAAAAACACTGCTTGTAGTCCTACCGCAACCGGGGCATGAAGTAACCTGAGGGGTAAAAGAGCGTAGCCCCATGGTCTGGAGTATCTCTTGTGCTACAATTACCTCGGAAGTCCTTGATTCACCCGGTTTTGGGGTCAGCGATATACGGATAGTATCGCCTATACCCTGTTGCAATAAAACGGAAAGTGCCGCTGTTGAGGCAACAATACCTTTAGAGCCTATTCCTGCCTCGGTTAATCCTAAATGAAGTGCGTAATTACAGCGTTTTGCAAGCTCGGTATAAACACTTATAAGATCCTGAACTTTGCTGACTTTGCATGAAACTATGATTTTATCCTTATTTAACCCGATTTTTTCGGCTTTTTGGGCGGATTGGATAGCGGATAATATCAACGCCTCCCTCAATACCTCATCTGAGGCTTTGGGATTGGGTAGTTTTGCGTTTTCGTCCATTAATTTTTTGGAGATATTCTTGTCAAGACTACCCCAGTTAACGCCAATCCTCACGGGTTTATCATATTTTATGGCGGCTTGTATCATTGATTCAAATTGCACGTCCTGTTTGTTGCCGAAACCTACATTTCCGGGGTTGATACGGTATTTTGACAGGGCTTTCGCACATTCGGGATATGTTTCCAGCAAATAGTGACCGTTATAATGGAAACAGCCTACCAGCGGGACGTTAATACCTGCTTTTAAAAGATTTTCTTTAATGCGTGGAACTGCCTTTGCCGATTCATCATTATTGACGGTAAGGCGTATTATTTCCGAGCCTGCGTTAGCCAGTTGTATAATCTGCTCGCTAGTTGATTCGATATCAGCGGTATCGGTGTTAGTCATTGATTGCACAATAATAGGGCTTTCACCTCCAACTGTGACACCTCCGATGTTAACGGTGTGGGTTTTATGCCTTATTATTTGTGCATTTCGTACCATATTACCTCTCAAATAGGGGGTGTTCAATAAACATAGCTTTTGTAAAAATTGCACTGAAATCTTTAATTTTTTGTCATGCTGAACTTGTTTCAGCATCTACTTTGTAATGTTAGAGATGCTGAAACAAGTTCAGCATGACAAAAGCTATGTTTATTGAACGTTCCTTCAAATAGCGTGGCTGTTTTATAACATATTTAGTTCATATTCACAAGTTTTTATGCGTTTAGGCTCATACACTTAATTTAGCTTAAAAATCTGCTGAAATATAGTAACGTTATCGTCATACTATGGCTTGACCATAGTATCCAAGCAATACAATAATGCATGCACTTTGTGCATACTTCTCTTTCGTTCTTGGATTCCAAATCAAGTTTGGAATGACGTAATCATATACTTAGATTTCTGCAATTTATGACAGGAGAAGTAAAGTCAAATTTACCATAAAATCAGCATTACAATCAAAAACCAACAAATCAAGGAGAAATTTCTAATGGCAAATACTACCAATCTTGCAATTCCTTTGGTGGCTTCCAATCAGGCACAAAAGGAGGTTACTTTAAACACCGCTATAGCTACTATAGACGCTATTTTAAACACCGGAGTAATTGATAGGGGGCTGAACACTCCGCCTATGTCACCAAGTGACGGGGATTTATATATTGTCGGCAGTTCGCCTACTGACGATTGGGCATCAAATGCCGATGATATCGCATATTACCAAACCACGTGGAAATTTATAAGCCCTAATGAGGGTATGTCGTTATGGGTAAATGATGAGGATATATCATATACATGGGACGGAACGGCTTGGGTTAGCTCTGTTGTTAACGCTCTGGACGACCTGTCGGACGTAGCTATAACGTCCGTTACGGAAAACGATATTTTGCAATATAACGGTACTAATTTTGTTAATCAAAATAAGATAGATAGCCTTTCGCAAATAGGGGTTAATACAGCATCTGATAACACAAACAAGCTTTCTGTAAATAGTTCGGCAGTATTATTCAACCATAACGGTGATGATTCACAGGTAAAAATAAATAAGAACGCATCGGGTGATACGGCTTCACACCTGTTTCAGAACGGTTTTTCAGGAAGAGCCGAGTTCGGACTTATCGGAGATGATCATTATCAATTAAAGGTATCTGCCGATGGTTCTGCTTGGTTTCAGTCATATGTTGTTACAAACTCATCGGGGAATATTGATTTTAAACAGGATAGCAACTTTTCGGGAAGTCTTACATGTAACGATAATGAAGTTATCCGAGCGAAATTAAAAGACTACTGCGAAACAAAGACCGCTCCTGCTTCATCTTCGGGTAGTTTAACATTGGATTTAGAAAACGGGAACGTTTTTGAAGTCACCTTAACCGAAAATGTAACAACTGTTAATCTTAATAACCCTCCTGCAAGCGGAAGCGGCGGTTCTTTTACACTTATCTTAAAGCAAGATGCAACGGGTGGACGGAGTTTTACTTTTCCATCTTCAGTAGAATGGTCAAACGGTGTTAGCCCGACCCTTTCAACTGCCGCAAATGCCGTTGATATCCTAACATTCCTTACGATAGACGGCGGCACTATATGGTATGGATTTTTAAGCGGGGTAAATTTCTCATGATGAATTTTAAAGCGATGAGCGGTGCGTCCGGTCTTTTTTCCCCCGATGATATTTCTTCATTACAGGCATGGTATGACGCATCGGATGTAACAACAATTACAAAAGACGGCTCTAATCTTGTTAGCACATGGAACGATAAGAGTTTGAACGGCTATAACCTGTCAGCAAGTGGCACGGCACGACCTACATGGACTGATAATCAGTTAAATAGCCGTGCGGTACTTGATTTTGACGGTAGTGCTAACACTTTTGCGTTACCGTCGGGATTATATAGCATACCTAACGGAGCCAATACCTTACTTGCGGTATGTAAAACCGATAATGACAGCTCTTTGCAGGTTATATTGGGATTGTCCGAATCCGGCATAACCAGAACGGATATCAGATATCCTGCAACTGCGGGTGTAATTTATTACCAAAGCAGAAACGGCTCAAGCGGCGGTATCTCGCAAACATCTATAGCCGATACTTCTTACGGTATTTTAATGGGACGTAGAAGCGGTACAACACAGGCAATATCATACAATAATTCAAGCGAATCCACCAACAGTTTCGGTGCAGACGAAAATGGTGTAGATGCCGGATATATAGGCTCTTTTGCAGGAAGCGGCTTTTTCCTTGACGGTCAGATAGCTGAAATTCTGGTTTTTGGCGAGTCATTAAGTGCTGAAAATATCTCACTAATGCAGACATATTTATCAAAGAAATGGGGAATTACAATATCATAAGGAGGGAATAATGTATCAAAAATACCGTAATAATATGAAAACAGGTGATGTTATTGCTTTTTCAGGTAAGGGGAGGGTATCGCAGATAATAAAATGGAAAACCCGAAGTCAATTTTCGCATGTCGGTATTATCCTTGATACCAATATGCACGGAGGCATAGGTCATGCCGTTATGCTTATTGAGTCAACTTCTTTAAAAAATATACCTGATGCAGTTCACAATGAAATAATTAAAGGGGTGCAGATACACTTTCTGTCAAGAAGGCTTGAAACCTATGAGGGAAAAGCATGGTGGGTTCCTTTAAAGAATGAACTTAGCAATTTTGAAAAGAATAAAATGCAGGCATGGCTTAGAAAGAAACACTTTGATAGAACTCCTTATGACTTTTTTCAGGCAATAGGAGCGGGTGCAGATTTGTTTGATATGATTATAGGTATAGAAAACGAGCCTGATTTTTCCTCATTATTTTGCTCTGAATTGGTCACAAAGTCATTGCAGGTTGCCGGAATAGTGCCTGATGAGTTGAACCCGTCCGAACAAACACCTGAAGATGTAGTTAAGTTTTGCTGCTTTAAAGATGCCGTACCACTTTTTTAACTGAGGAAAAGCATATGCATAAAAATGAAATGGAAATTAAAAAGATAGTACGTGAAGCCGTACATGAAACATTAAACGGACTTGGTATATCGATGCATAGCCCTCAGGAAATGCAGGCGGACTTCATTTATATCAGGAAGATGCGAAAGGGTGCGGAAATGGTTACTCAAAAAATCAAGGCTTCGTTAATTACGGTAACAATACCTACCGCACTTTATATTGTTTGGGAGTCTTTGAAGGAAATGGTTAAAAAATAATATGGTAAGAAGGGATTTTTGCCATGTTTGCATATGACATAACTGCGTCATTCCGCACTTGATGCGGAATCTAAGGAATATAAATTAAGTATGCACAAAGTGCATGCATTATCATATTGCTTGGATACTATGGTCAGGCCATAGTATGACGATGATGGTTATATATGTAATTATTCGGTTAACTCACTTAAAACTGTTTTGGTTAGCAATGCCCCGATTTCTTATACTTAAATGGAGGTTTTATGCCTGTTTTCTCGAAGCTATCATTGCAGAGGCTTGCCACTTGCGATGCCTGTCTACAAGAAATCTGCCATGAAGCTATTAAAATATATGATTTTACTGTGCTTTGCGGTAAGCGTAATGAAGAAGAACAAAATAACCTACTCATACAAGGAAAAACTAAATTAGAATTTCCAAATAGTAAACATAATAAATTCCCCTCTCAAGCTGTTGACATTGCACCTTATCCCATTGATTGGAATGATTTCGGACGGTTCAGGCTTTTAGCAGGAATTATATTTGGAATAGCACATCATAAAAACATTAAAATCCGCTGGGGAGGGGATTGGAATATGAATTGGGATAGCAGTGATGAAAAATTTTTGGATTTAGTTCATTTTGAGCTTTTATAA